GTTTCAACGAGATGCCTGAACTCACTCTCCCAGTACGCTGCAAACCCTCCACACCTCTCATAGGCTTTGGATATGTGCAGCATTACGGCGCGGAGGACTCTCCGGGGTATGCGTTGATCGAATTTCTTGAAATCTAGGAATAGGTAGCGCTTAGCGCCCTTGGCCCATTCTGCCATTTGTTCATAGGCTGAATGGAATGGACCCATTCCCAGCATTACGCCCCCACCTGATTTGTCCAGGTTGCGCTGCATCTCCATGTAGGGCGCCGAGGCCATGGCTCCCATGAGATGACGCACCAGGTCGGGCATCACGATCAACCTCCCCTCTTTTCTCTCTGAGTCCTCCGGTCTGTCCACTGCAACTCTCTTCCCTCTACCCGCGACTCCCGCCGGCGGGACGTGATACTCCTGCTCCTCGCTCGTCAAAACATCCAACAACCGGGATGCCTCCAAAATGGCGGGCATGAGCGCAGCTCGTTTAGTTGGGTAGCCAAGCTTCTTCCATCGTATGCCAGGTGAGGTCATCGCCGGAACTTTAACGAGGGGGAGATTCGTCTTGTTCAGCCAACCACAGATTTGGGGGCGGTCTGGTTCGAGGCGACCCAGCTCATTGAGCATATCCGTCACTGTCGCCTTGATTGGACCCCCCCCGAAATTTGTGTTTGCGCCAAACCCCGAAATGTGTTTCCACAAATCCTCCTCGCTAGGCGGGACAAACTCGGACATTACAACTTCAGCGCTTGGACCCGGTACCTGCCCGCCAAGTGAGACCCCCTCATCCAAAAACTTAGAAAAGAATACCGACGTATCGGTCACAGGTTGAACGTATTTATAAAGGAGTGAACGTGAGTGACCTTGATATGACACCCCCCTGATTCTACGGTGCCTAGAGTCCCGCTCTAGGAACAACCGCCACTCACTCGGGGGGCGTTTACCCGCAGCCTCGGACGCAGTAGTCGGATTCGCTGAGATCCAATCTAATATGATGTCTTCATCCTGGAAGTCCATCGGTGCGCCCCCGTACAACGAAGCTGCGGACACTAAAAATCCAGCTCGGCCAGAACATCCTCGTCCAGTTCATCGGCCGCAGCTGTCATCTCCTCCTCCTCATCCAGGTCTATGTTGAACCGCGCGAGTGCGGCGCGTGCGGTCAACTTTCGTGGCGTGTAGCCTGGATCCAGCTGCGCCAGCGCAGCATCCCTCTCCGCCAAACAATGGTTCATGCGTTTTGTGGCCGCACGAAGTGCCATGACTGCCTCTTTCTGCTCGAGAATGAGGACTTGGAGTTCTGCCTTGTAACGGGCAGCCACTTCATTAAACTGAGGATCCCGCCTCAGTGCCGTCATATCTAACAGCCTGGTTAGATGCCCCTTCCACTGCTTCCCACATGCCTTCAGCTTCTCCAGCGCTTCCGGACTTTGCTGTGCCATCTGCACCAGCTGCTCCTTCGTCACTTCCCTCCCGCTCTTGTACGACAGTACGGCCCGCGCAATGTCGACTGGGGATGGCCAAGCAGCTGTAAGCCGTGCTGTCTGATGGTCGCCTCCAACGACGACACGGCTCTGCTCGTTCCCCCGCTTGTCAAATGCCCTAATCGTGGGTAAGGCGCCCTTGAGGTATTTGGAGCTCGTATTCTCCTGATAGGCAATTGTGGTCCGCCCCAGGGACCACGGAGATGGGAAGAGGTCCGCGACTGACTCGACGCGTCCCTCCACGTGATTGGCCCGGTGAAAGGCCTGAATGGCGGTCAGGCAGTCGACCGCTCTTGCCGTTGACGACGGGGTTGATAGCCCGCCGCCGCTGTGTCCTCCACCACCA